TTATTTGTAAAGAAAAACGAGAATGTTACTAAAGGTCAAGCAATAGCCTGTATGGGTAGCACCGGTGATGTAACAGGACAACATTTACATTATGAAATAGAACACAACAACAAATCAATTGACCCCTTACCCTATATTAATTGTAACCCCATAAATGTTAAAGCAACTATGTACCATCCAGTAAAAATGCAATGCGATGATAATCCATTAGAAACAGCTGATGGTAGTATTATCGACCCCTATAATGTATCTGATTGGAATTGGATAGCAATTAGCCAAGATATGCTAAAAAAGAACGGTGGCATTTTTAATTACGGAGATCAAGTATACATTTGTGGAACACATAAAGACGGTTTATATACTATACACGATTGTATGCACAAAAGAAAAACAGGGCAAATAGATTTTTTAGAAAATATAGGAACAAAACAGTATAGATATAAAACTATCGAGTTATACGCAATAAAATAAAAAGAAAACTATGAATTTAACAGAAGAACAAATACTACAAAATTGGAATACTTTATTAGAGGTGATTACTTCCAAGTTTAGAGGAGAAAGAAGAACAGCCCTATTAAAAATGTATAACGGACTAGCAGAAAGAATGATGTTAGCACCAGCATCCGGTATTGTACACTATCACAACTGCTTTGCTGGTGGATATGTTGACCACGTATTGCGAGTAATTGATTGTGCAAAGCGTTTAGATTCTCAATGGGAAATAATGGGAGCTGAAGTAAATTATACAGAAGAAGAACTTATATTCTCGGCATTAAATCATGACCTAGGAAAAGTTGGAGATATGGAACATGATTATTATATACCAAACCCCTCTGAATGGCATAGAAAAAACCAAGGTAAATTGTACAAATTCAATCCTGAACTAGATTATATGTCAGTACCAGATAGGTCTCTATTTTTATTAGCCCAAAATGGCATTAGTTATTCTTATAATGAAGCAATGGCAATTAGATTACATGATGGTATGTATGATGATGCAAACTTTCAATACTTGAAAACGTTTAATACTGATAAAGAGATAAAAAGTAACCTACCAACTATACTACACCATGCAGACCATATGGCTTCTAGAATTGAGCATGATAATTATAAGAAAGAGATTGGTAATAATTTAAAACCTAAACCAAAGAGAAGACAATCTACTACAAAAATAGATAGTGCCAATGAATCTGCGAATGATTTATTTAAAGAATTTTTTAAGGAGTAAAATATGATATTAGATATTATATTAGCGGTCATATTAGTATTCTGCGGTTTTATAGTTTATAGGCAAGACAAGACTATAAAGACGCAAATAGATTATATAGACGAAATAGAAATAAAATTGTTAAACAATCTAAAAAATGTATCAGAAGCCTATGCGATGTTAAAAGCAGCAGATGAGAAGGGCGGCTTTGAATCTGATGATGAGATTGGTGAAGTATTTAAAACGATTAAAACTATAATTGCAGACTTGGAGAAAGAAATAAATGAATAGTCCTGTTGATAACTTTTATAATGAATTGGCAAAACCGAAAACTATAGAGTTAACACCAAGAGGTAGACCTAGAAAAACTAAGATGTATTTTACACAAGTAACTGAAGACGCAATCATTGCCTATAATGGTGAAAGCAACGATTTAAAAAGAAACAAGATTTGGAATGAACATATAAACCAACCAATCTTCAAACTAGCAGAAAATATAATAAATAGATTTAAGTTTATGTATATGGATGGAGGAATTATAGAAGTTAAATCAGAAGTAGTCTCATTCTTGTTAACAAAGTTACCAAAGTATACTTCTGAAAAAGGAAAAGCTTTTTCATATTTTTCTATTGTAGCAAAGAACTATTTAATACAGAATAATAATAAGAATTATAAGAGACTAATAAACAAAGCAGGAGTCAACCATATAGATTGGCAAAGAAACATTGGAAATGAGATGTTTATAGAAAGAAGCCGAGATGGAGTATTAGACTTCATGGACCAATTTATAGATTGGTATGAAGAAAGAATAGATGAAAAGTTTAGATTAGAACGGGACAAAGCAATAGCATATGCAGTAATGCAATTATTTAGAACTAGAGAAAATATAGAGACATATAATAAAAAAGCTCTCTATATATTGATAAGAGAGATGACTGGAGCAAAAACACAGTATATTACAAAGGTAGTAAAACAAATAAAAAAAGAATATGAAACCCTCTTTATTAAATACCAAGCCAGATAATTATAATAAATAGTAAAAGGATTACAAAGAAAGGTTTCTAAAAAGGTTATGGTATTTAAACTCCGAAAGCATGTTAATTTTAATATAAAAATAACAAGGAGAATTATATGAGAAAATTAATTTTAACTTTAGCTTTAGTATGTGGAATTGCCGCAGCTAATGCTCAATCAACTGGAGACTGGTACGTAGGAACAGGTGACGTAGCAAATACGGCTTGGACCGAATGGTCAGTTTCTCCAACAATCGGATACGGATTAACAGACAACCTAATGGTTGGAGCATCTGTATCACAAGCTGATTCAACAGCAGATATGGAAATGGACTTCCATGCAAGATATTACTTCGGTGGATATTTTGCTTATGTATCAACTGACGGACTTTCTACGGAAGGTATGTCAATTGGAGCTGGTAAACTATTTACCCTAAGGAACAATATTTATGTTGATCCAAAGGTGGTTTATAACACAGAGGATAAAACTACAAACCTTACATTAGGGTTTGGGTTTAAATTCTAAATACCCATAAAGGGTCAACATGCTTTCAGATGGCAATTTTGCCACAAAACAAGTATTACAGAATAGGAGAATACAGATGGATAACGTAATGAAAATGATTACAGGATTTTTCGGTGGACTAGGAACTATATTATTAGCAGTTCTTCCCGTAACAATCTTATGGTACGTTCTAACAGGCGGATCAGTATTTGGAATGGACGTAATTGCTAATTTAACTGCACTTATAGAAGGCTTTGGTAACGGAGGCTTTGTAGGTTTAGTTGTATTGGTAATTGTGATGTCGTTCTTTGTTAAGAAGTAATAAAAGTTTTAGATAAAATAAGAGGCCTGGGGTTTAATAGCTCCAGGTCTTTTGTTTTGCCACAAATACTCCCCCAATTAGTCATTATTAGATATTTATAATAAAGGGAAATAGCATATGGATAAAGAAATATTCAAAGGGAAAACGTTCTCTGACTTAATGGAAGATATATACACAAACTCTATAAAAAAGGAGAAACAGATATCTGCATTAATAAAAGACCTGCAACCCATGATAAAAAGTATAGGCGATGCTACTGTTATAGTTCCAATTATAAAGGAATACTTGGAAGTTGGTGTAAAGAATGATGAACACCTAATAAAGATGGCAGCAATCGTACAAAGAGCTCAAGCAAGAGGCGAATCAACAGAAACTGGTGGAATGCTTTTAACTGAAGAAGAAAAAAAGCATTTATTAGAAACGGTATCAGAATTAAATATGGAAGATAACAAATAATGCCATTTGGAGATGAAGAAATACAACAGGCTGCCTCAACAGTAGATGCAGCAGATGCAGTAAATAAACAAAATAACACTTTAGATCTTTTTCACGGTAGAGTGAGAGAAGTTCTTTTAAATGACGATGACCAGTCTAGCGGTAGAATAGATGTATTGATAGCAGAAACAAGAGACGCCTATGAAAAAAACCAATATGATAAAGTAGTAGCATTCCCCCTTGACATTTACAACTTTACATTGCCAGTAGTTAATGAATCTGTAATAATTATTAAGGGAGAAAGCGGTCGTTATTATTATTTATCAATCCCACCAGTAAATTTCTATGATCAAATAACCGTAGACAATGAAGACTTAGTTGGAGGAGATGGTGAGGAGAATGTAAAAATTAATTTGCATAATTATGATAGCTTTGTAGTAGATGATGGTAATGACACTCAGGTTTATGGTACAACTCTAACCGAAGACTTTATAGCAGCAACCGATATTGTAAAATCGCGAAACGTTAATGAAGGGGACAACCTAATACAGGGTAGATATGGAAGCTCTATAAAGTTTACTTCTAAGAATGAACTAAATGCAACACCTTGGAGCTTAGAGGGAGAAGACGGTCAACCAGTAATTGCTATAAGATGTGGCCAAGAACAATTAGAAGATCCAACAACAGATAACTCTTTTATATATTTACTATCAGATCAATCCTTTGATTTTGGCGATATAGAATTCTCACCTGAAAGCGGAAATGTTGGTGAAACTATGGATGCCTATGTTGGTGGACAAGTTATAATAGGAGCAGACAGATTAACGCTTCTATCTAAAGCTGATGATATATCTATATCTTCAAAAAGCTTAGTTAGTATTTCAACTGCAAAATGGGCAGTAGATATGGATGTACTTATGGATCAAGTAAAAGCTCTGGCAACACAACTAGATGCTCTCTGTGCAGGTAAGGCAACTTTAGTTACTGGAGTAGGTCCAACTGGTGTTGGTACAAATACAGCAGACTGTGCAGCCATCAAATCTGAAATAGAAGGAATGGAACAGTAATGATAGATTGGACTGGGTTAGAGTCTAAAACTAAAAATTGGTTTGAAGATCTAAGTGAAAAGACCGAAGACGATACAGCAAAATTCCTAGCAGACTCTTATGCTCAAGCTGTATCAGAAGCTGTAGACCCAATGGCCAATGCAGTAGTACCCCCTAAAACAGAAGCTGGCATTGAACAAGCCTGGTCTTTAGCCTTTAAAACTCAAAAGGCATCACCTACAAAACTAGGGCCAGTAAACTGGGTACTGGTAGAAACTAAAATAATACTATACTGGACTGCAGCAATTTTTTCACAAGCGATACCCCATCCACCAACAGTTGTACCAGTAACAAACTTGGTAACAGTACCAGGAACACCGGGAATAGCTCCAGCTATAGATAAAGCTTTCAAACAAGAAGAAGCCGGAAAGGTTGCAAAAGAATTAGTTACTGGATATAAGAATCATGCTAAGACTATAGCTGGTGTTTATACGGGTATAACCCCACCTGCAGCATCTGTAACAGTTCCTGTCCCTTGGGTGGGAATAAAATAGCCTTTAGTGATATTTATATATAGAAAAGGTTTATAAATAAGGAGAATATAATGACAAAAAAAGACTTAGTACGTTTAATTAGAGAAGTAGTTAAACGGGAAGTAAAAACACAAGTTAATACTCTATTAACTGAGATGGAAGTAAAGAAAAATAGTAAGGTCTCTATAAACGAATCTATAGAACAACCTGCAGAGGACTTTCCAACTATAAAACAATTTACATCTGCAGATGCAAGAGCTGGATTTGCATCACTGCAAAATGGTTTTGGCAATACCCCTCCACAACAACAAACTGATATAAACGGAAAACCCGTAGACCTTCAACAGTTGGATCCTAGCTTAAGCAAAGCTCTAACAAGAGATTATTCTAGTTTAGTAAAAAAGATGGTAAAGTAATAAATGCCAAATGCGCCAATAAATATTAACCCTCTAGACCTTGAACCGGATGTAGCCATAGGTATTAATTTACCCATGGACAATTTCAATGGACCAGGCCTACAGAGTACATATTTTACAAAGGATCAGGTTAAAGCTAACATTTTAAATCTGTTTTCTACGATGATAGGTGAAAGAGTTATGCAACCAGCATTTGGTACATATCTATACCATTTATTATTTGAACAAGATACAGCTCACCTAAAAGAAAAAAGAATCAGAGATGAAGTTGATAGAGCCTTAGGGATTTGGATCCCTCAAGTAAAAGTTACATCTGTTTCATTCCCAAAAGTTACAGATGAAAACAGTATAAGTATAACAGTATCGTATAAGATACCAAACTTTAATATAGAAGACGAACTAACACTAGAGGTACAATAATATGGCATCTAAAGATATAAAATATGTAGGAAAAGACTTTGATGGCTTCAAGAGTAATCTTATTGAATTCGCCAAAAACTATTTCCCAGCAACGTATAACGATTTTGACGTAGCATCGCCTGGTACAATGTTTATTGAAATGGCTTCGTATGTGGGAGACGTCCTATCATATTATACGGACTATGCATTAAAAGAGAGTATGCTACATAGAGCAACTGAAAGAAAGAATCTATATGATTTAGCTCAAGGATTTGGGTATAAACCAAAGATCTCTGTTGCAGCATCATGTAAGTTAGATGTCTATTTAAAAATTCCAGCCCTGCAAGTATCAACTGGTAATAATGCTTATGGGGGAGTAGATTCTGTACCAGATTGGGATTATGCACCGATCATAGAAGAGGGCATGGTTCTTAAAACAGAAGGCGATATACGGTTTACAACGATGAATGCAATAGACTTCCAAGCATCATCTTCCATGGATCCAACTGAAGTAAGTGTTCATACTATAAATGCTACTACATCTAACCCAGAGTATTATTTATTAAAGAAATCTGTAAATATAACTAGCGGGGAAATAAGAGAAACCACCTATACAGGAAATAGTACAAAGAATCAAAGGTTCACAATTAATGACGATAATGTAATAGGCATAAACACAGTAACAGATGGTGACTCTAATGCATGGTATGAAGTACCATTCCTAGCACAGGATACTATATTTGGAGAGAATGTTAATAGTGCAGCATTTGACCCTTCAACAAATAGCGAGAAGTTT